GCCTTTAGAATGGGAGGACATATAAGTGAGCAGAATTGACCTGTACTTAAATCAGACCTCCGTCAAGCCTTATTGCAACACAGAGCGTGAGAACGAGTTAGTTGACAAGTTTGAGACGCTCTACACTATGGCGCTCAGCGCTCATGACAGTAATGAGCGTTGCAGTCCACAGAACATTGAGAAGTGGCGCAAGGCTTACGAGGGGACACTTAATGCTCTCAAACAGGACGGCACGGAGAGCCAGCGCAAGAGCAGACAGTTGCGCAAGTTCGTGTACGAGATTGTTGAGAGTAAGATTGACAACAGCATACCCATGCCCAAGATAGTGCCCCGTTACAAAACGGACTTGCCCTTGGTTGCTATCACGGAGAACTACCTTAAGTTTGAGGTAGACCGCATCATGACCCGCTACGACAATGACCGTGCGGAGCGCAGTACCTACATTGACGGCACGGGCTGGTACAAGGTGTGGTGGGACAGCCTTGACAACACACACGAACGGTCGGGCAACGTCAAGATTGACTTTCTGACGGTCGATCAGGTCATACCTCAGCCGGGCGTGCTTGACTACCGTCAGCTTGAGTACGTCTTTGAGAGGGAGATGGTCTCGACATCACGCATCTATGATATGTACGGCAGGCTGATGACCGTGTCGGACGGTAACAGTAACATGGTTGAGGTGGTGTCGTGCTATTATCTCAACGAGAACCGCATCGTTGGACTCTTTATGTGGTGCCCGACAACAATGCAGGTCATATGTCATGAGAAAGATTGGCAGATACGCAAGTTGCGCAAGTGCACTACTTGTGGTACGATCAATCCGACGAGCCAGTATTGCGGCTTTTGTGGTGGCACACGCTTCAAGTACGAGAACGCCACGACGGAGATTCTTGACGAGGACATCATGATGATCTATAATCCGTATGACAACGGTGAAACGGACGACCCTCAGCAGAATAAATATGAAGCAAGAGTGTTCCTTGAAAAGGGCACGGAGATACCTTTCTATCAGTTGCGCCAGTTGCCGTTCGTACCACGTCCCGCCATTAGTTCCACCGAGAGCATTTACGGCATAAGTGAGGTTAAGATCATCCTTGAGATGCAGGACGGCATTAACAAGGTGCTTACTAAGGCGATAGAGAAAACGCTTAAGTCGGGTGCTGTGGTCACTAAGCCTGAGAAAATGCGCATATCTGACACGGACGACACGTTCAAGATCTTCGGCGTGCGCACGGCAGAAGAAGCGGCTATGGTGCAGACCAAGCAGATTCTTGCAGACACGTCAGGCGACATGGCGATAGCGGCTATCTTGTATGACAGCGGCAAGTCATCGTCCGGTGTGACTGACTCATTCCAAGGTAAAGCTGACACGACAGCTACGTCAGGCAAGGCGAAGCAGTACGCCGCATTGCAGAGTGCAGGACGCATTGAGTCACTGCGTGTGATGAAAGCGGCGGCGTTCGCAGGGTTGTACGAGCTTGTGCTCAAGTACTTGCTGGCGTTCAGTGATGAGCGACGCAAGTTTGTCAAGGTACTGCCTGACGGCACTGAGGTGGAAGAGATCTGGAATAAGTATATGTTCCTTGAGAAAGACAAGTACGGTCAAATCTACTATCGTGACGACTTCCACTTTGACAGCGACCCTGCGGCTACTCTGTCGCAGAACCGTGTGCAGATGTGGCAAGAGACGCAAGACAAATTTGTCACAGGTGCGTTCGGTGTGCCTAACGACCCTCGGACGCTTAAGCTCTTTTGGAACGTCATGGACTCTTTCCAGTACCCTCTTGCTAAACTTGCTCTTGCCGGCATTAAGGACAATGAGCAACACTTGCCGCCTGATGTTGAGCAGGCGATTATGCAGAACCCGCAGTTGCTCCAGCTTGTCATGAGCACATTGCAGGGTGACAACAGAGGTGGTGCACGAGAGAACAGTGGCACACCGAGTAACGGTGCGACACACGCCGCTAATGTTGAGAAAACAAACGAGAAGAACCGAGCCAACAGTCGTGACACGTCGGCATACGCCGCACAGGACGGTAACGTGAAACTGCAAGGAGGTGTGAGCGATGCAGATATACAACAATGAGATCGTCATACATCGTGGCGAAGCGTTCACGATCAGTAAGCGCATATTGAATCGCAACGGGTCACCTTACATTGTCAGTAATCAGTTGACGCACCCTTATTGGGTGGTCAGTGTTGCGTCCGCACGTTATGCACAGGCTGACAGATACGTCTACAACGCCTGGTTGTCGCTCGATGATAGTGCGTACAATCTGCCACGCTTCAAGTACACACGCCCTGTGAGACTTAAAGATGTCAGTGGTGACGACGCTACTTTTGCTAACACGACGATACCTGCCGGCTTTGAGGGTGACAGAGCGGACTATGCTGACATTGCAGTATTTTATGACAAAAATTCCGCAGGAGTGACGGAATACAAGTATTGGAAGTATAATAATAGTGGTGAGCGAGACGAGGGCGACACGACCGGTGAGTGGACGGAGTACATTTGTCCGATCACTTTGCCGTTCAGTACAGAGATAACTAACAAGTGGGTTGAGCGTAACTATTATTACTCCATCTTGCTTGTGGACGGCATACTTGCTGAGAGCACAGATGCCAAGCGTCCGCTCAAAACAATCTCACACAAGTTTGAGATACTTAAACCAACCACCTTGCGGGTGGATTCTAATATAAATGAGGTGACGTTGATATGAGTGAATACAATGAGTTGTATCAAGCGGTACAGCCTGAAAGCCCGCAGGTAGTACCGGATGAAGTACGTTTTGTTTACATTCCGAAAGCACAGAAAGGCACAGCAGGTCTTGCTTGGTTCAATGAGGAGCACTTTACTGTGTCGGACGATTCTGAGGTGTCGCTGTCGGCTACGGTGCTGGGTGACATTAGCAAAAAGCTTGACAAACAGACTGAGTCTCCTACTGGGCATGGTAGAGTGTATGCTATCTATGGTGATGGTCGTGAAGATCCGCAGACGATGTGGGATCTTGATGACACGGGAGCATATTCTGATTATCACATTCCCAGTTCTGACGGCAGAGGTTATCTTAAGGTAAAAGACCCTGTTGAAGCTCGTAACCCTGTTAACAAGCAGTTTCTTGACGAGAAACTTAAGGGTAAGTTGGATGATCTTGGTAAGACAAGTGGGGTATTTCCTGCGGCATATGTGCGTCAGCAAGGTCTTGTTGTGGGTCATGATTATGGTAAGAGCATTGAAATTCATGGTACACCCGATGCTTATACGATTCCTGTGAGAGACGCTTACGGTGCTTTAACTTCTGCATCTCCGAATTCGCCGAAAGATGTTGTCACACTTGAATACGCTGAAAGTCATTATTTGAAAACACAGCCGTATACGACGGGTGACGGCTCTCATTCGCTGATATTCAATGAGATTTACAGCAACTTTGCGTTCTCAAGAGACAGCAACGTGTTTGGTGAGAACTCTATGGTTGGTCTGTGGGGTGTCAAATATACTGCGATTGATACTACTGAAAATTCTTTGACAGTTGGCACTATCAGTAGCAGTCCGTTCAATGTTGGTGATAGACTGAACATCGTCAACGATAGTAAGTATGATAGAGCCTGTAAGTTTGTCAAGTATGAGAATGGCAAAGTGTATGTTGACAAATTGCCTTTTACTGCGATCGTAGAGGGTGATACTGATTTTGACGCATACACGATTTCGTCTGAGGATAACCCTATCTTGGGAGGACATTATAAAGACGGTAAATCTAACATTATTGATCTTGGCAAATACGCTTTTTCAGCAGGTGATCACAATCGTGCATTGAATTATGCTACATTTCTTGGGGGTGCTGGCAATAGAGCGTTTGGTGAATACGGCACAGCTTTTGGCAGAGACAACGAAGTTGGTTACTGCGGGTTTGCCGCTGGACGTGGGAATGTTGATAGCGGTGCGCATTACGCTATAATGCTTGGCAAGAGTCATATTTTGTCAAAGAACGCTGACAATTCTACCGCGTTGGGGTCTACCCATTCGATTGATGCAAAAGGTGTTATTGCTGGTGGTCAGAACAATACAGCAAGCGCCGGTGCGAATTGGTCATCTCTGTTTGGATATAACAACACTCTTGGTGAAAACACTCAGTATGGAATTCTGTTGGGGTATGGAAACTCCGGAACACTTTCAACAAGCGATATGACCTCTCCCGGAGGAGTTATCGCTATTGGCGAGAACAATGTCATTAGCCGTAAATGGGGTGGAGCGATTGGTAGATCTAACATTGTCGCAAACTTTGCAACATTTGGCATGGGTCTGGGGCTTACATCTACAAAGAATTATCAGTCGTTGTTTGGAGCGTTTAACGAGACAGATGGTGACATCAATCACATGGATGAAGCTCATGCTGTGAGAATCACCGGTGGTGGTAGTAGCACGAACTCCAGAATGACGTTGGAAGTTCTTACTTCAAGTGGCGACTTGCATCTTATGGGAAAAACTCTTCGGTTTGATGGTAGAGGTAGTAATCCGGTTGAGCTAACTTCTGTGAATGTTGGTAAGAGTAATCGGTTTTGGAAAAACGCCAGTTATAGTGACACAGGCACATTGCTTATTGAGCAGAATGTGACCGTACGTGGCTTAACCAGTTTTCAAGGGACTTTTGTTGCGGCTAAATCAGCTCAATTCAATGATGATGTTGCGATCGCAAAGAACTTGACTGTTGCGGGTAACTTCAACGTAACCGGCACTACCACAGTGACCGACATCAAAAATCTTGCGATTGAAGATCTGACGATCACTCTTGCAAAAGATAATCTTGATCCACTCACCTCTATGGCAGGTCTTATTGTACCTAACTACATGGGCGAGAGCTATGGTTATACCGGAGGTCTCGTGTTTGATAACAATGGCATTGCCTATGTCGGTGATGTTGAGGTCAATAGCAATGGCACAGTAAGCCGTGGTGATGCCAAAATGATCATGGCGTCTACAATGGACGCAGATCATCCTGGCACAGATGGTGGACTGCTGGCATGGGACGCAAGCACGATGACGGCGTATACGACTGAGCTTAAGTCAGATCAATTGCTTGCTAAGCAGACTGGTACTGGAACGGGTTACAACTTGTACGCATACAAAGGCAACGAACAGACTTCACTGTCTGTT